GTCGCTCTTGGGTATAGGCTCTGGCTTCCTGAACTCAGGCTTACGCCAGTGCAATCCAAGGCTGTCATCAGTACCCGACAACAGGCTACCACTCCAACCACAGTGGTGACACAACCAAATCTTCTCATCTGTGTTGACAGATAAACACTTGGCTTTCTTCTTGCGTCTGTCCTTACTGCACTTGGGGCAGGTTGTCGCAACCTGTGTACCAGAGCCAGTAAAACTGATACCAAAATCTGAGTAATCTTTCATGCTTGGAATCCTTTTCTTTTTGGCTTGTTATTTCTAAGCACACCGTATATGTATTGCTTTGGATCAGCAGGCCTCTTGAGCAGTACAATACCTATTGCCTTTGCTACCTCTTGTTCCCCATTGTTCTTTATTAATTGGCCCAATACCCCTCTGGACTTAGGCCCTGCCAACTGCTCCCAGACATCCCAGATATTGGTGCTTGCATTATGTATAGATTCTATTACAGATTCCGTGTCATCTGACTTGACAGGGGGTGTCATCTCATTTGACACGGTATGTATTCTATACATGTTACTTGTCTGTCCCTTCTCCCCCTTCCTGTGTTCAAAAGATATGTGTCCTTTCTCACGTAACCTGTTGATAATTAAGTTAACATTCTGCCTTGACATACCCGCCCTATTAGCAAGGTATTTTTGAGAGGGCCAACATTCACCTGTCTCATCATTAGCATTGTCTGATAGAAGGATCAATATCATTTTCTCAGACGTTGTAAGGTCAAGGTCTAGCGCCTTAAGTATTCTTCTTAGGCTCATAATTTATCCTAAAAAATTAAACGAACTGGTGACTATAACAAATTAACATGTTACAATCAACAGATGAAAAGTAGAAAGTACATGGAATGGGTGGCTGAACACCCATGTATTCATTGTGGCACTCACCCTGTACAGGTTCACCATCTTAGAAGCCAAGCACTCGGCGCAGGGATGGGTAGAAAAGTACCAGATTATTTTACAATACCAGTATGTCAGCCGTGTCATTCGGACTGCCATTCTATGGAGCATGACAAGGAGACACAGTATAGATGGACATTACAGATGATAGGGAGAGCGATGGAGAGTGGCATACTAAAGATGTCCTAGTTGCCATAGAGATTGAGCATGATGGCGAACCGGATGATGAGATTATGAGAGCCATAATTTCCCAAGAGTTGGATCACAACATATACGTCAACAACAACGTTACATACAGAGTTCAAGTAAAGAACATAACCTTCATGGATAAACTAAATTGATAGAAGACAGAGCGGTGGAGACACTAGAAAGAATCGACAAGGTTTTTGAGGATGACATATATCCCAAGTTGCTTTTCGTACACACAGACATGGGGCCTTACAAAGAAATGTTAAGGGGCCTATTCATAGAGGGTGCAACTGTAGGAATGAAAGAACTATTCAAGGAGGTAAACCATGAAGAGGTACGTGATACGATCACAAGACATTAGGGACAGATGCACCAGAGCAATACAGGACATAGACCTAGACGGAAAGAACCAAGAAGTCTTAATCAGGGAGCATAAGAATAGTCGTAGCGTGGAGCAGAACAATCTATTCCATGCTATACTCAGGGCCTTGGCAGAAAGCACAGGACACAGCGTAGAAGAGATCAAGGAGTACGTCAGTCAGGAGTATCTTGGTAGTGTAGAATACACAGGACTCGACGGCACACCTAGAACTAGAGTACGCAGTACTTCTGAACTTGATGTCGAGGAGATGTCTGGCTTGATCGAAAGGATCAAGCAACTAGCAAACCAACTCGATGTACGAATGGAGCATATTGAATATGGATGACATGACTGAAGAAGAAATTCAGGAGATGGAAGGTCAAGAGGAGTACGAGCAGACCGTAGCCCAATGGCAACAGTGGGAGGAAGAACATGGCAGTAACTAAGAGAGACTTTCTTAATGACCTAGTTAAAGAGAATGATCTAGTAGTTAAGGAAGATATCTTTACTCTTGAGAGGGGAGGTAAGAAGATACCCATCATCACAAGGACAGGTATCGAGAAGATACAGTACTCCAACGATATCAAGGTATCGTTTGAACTGATGAGCGTACCTCCTCAAAAAGATTTTGCAGTTGTGAAAGCAGTTGCAACTAAGGGTGACACAACCATTGAAACCTTTGCCTCTGCTTTGTTTGGCAAGGGAAGAGAGGGTAATGTCACAACGTTGTATGTTGTAGAGATGGCAGAGAAGAGGGCGTTGTCACGTGCTGTACTCAAAATCTCTGGCGCATACAAGCATGGTGTTTATGGTCAAGACGAGTCGGAGGACTTCAAACAAAATGACTAAGAAGAAAGTAGCAAAGAAACCTGCTAAGAGAATAGCAAAACAGATCACTGACGAGCAAAAAGAATTGCTTCTAAAACTTATCAACAGTTCAAGTGAAGTGCTTAGAGATGTTTTAGAAGTAGGGTCAGCGATGGCTAATGACTGTCTGGAAACTCAAACTGCTATACATAATCTGGCAAAAGAGTTTAACTTCAAACAAGAACACTATTGGAGTCCATACAAATGAGCCACTGGTACGATACAGATGGTAACCCACACTACGAGATCGAAGGCAAGACAGGTATTCGTAACACAACCCTGCGTGACGCTCGTAAGCATGGGTGGGTGCCGTCTGTGTCTACCATTTGGAAAGATGTAGTAGCATCTCCCGGTCTGAACAGGTACTTCCAAGAACAGTTGTTTCAATCAATGGTAGAATCAAAACAGTTCTGGGATGAAGAGGAGTTAGCATTCAAGAAGCGTGTGTTTGCATTGTCCAAAGAGCATTCAACAAAGTCTGCTGAGAGAGGGACATACATGCACAATCTTATTGAGCAACAACTACTCAATGGAAGTTGCGGATCGAAAGACCCAAACGAAATACACATGGTCATCCAAACCCTAGCAAAGATGAAGGAGGTATGCGGTGATCAGGATTGGAAGGTAGAGAAGTCATTCGCTCACCCAATGGGGTACGGAGGTAAGATAGATGTACACTCTGACGAGTGGGTAGTTGACTTCAAGACCAAGGAAGTTTTGGATGAAGGTAAGAAGCCTGATGTGTACGACTCTCAGGGTGTACAACTGGCGGCTTACAATCATGGGATAGGTGGAGGCAGGAAACTCCTCAACCTTTTTGTATCGTTTTCTTCTCCCGGTTATGTAGTAGAGTACCAATGGGAAGAAAGAGAGAGGCTGTTTAGTATGTTTGAAGCGGCCTTACAATTATGGAAACTAACCAAGAGGTATGATGCTAGATGGCAAGCGTAAACAAAGCAATATTAGTTGGTCACGTTGGCAAGGAACCAGAGTTCCGCGAGACTAAATCGGGAGACACAGTAGCGTCTTTCTCACTGGCAACCAACAGCGGTTACGGTGATAAGAAGACAACCGATTGGCATAGGGTTGTGTTCTTTGGTAAGACTGCTGATGTAATCAAGCAGTATGTAAACAAGGGATCACAAATCTATGTCGAGGGAAGAATTGCTAACCGTTCATATGATGACAAGGAGGGCATCAAGAGGTACGTAACAGAGATTACAGGGTACACAATGCAGATGCTTGGGGGTGCGGGAGGAGAGAAGCACACCGCTGATGCAAGGAGTGATGTTGATGTAGTGGAGAAGGGAGAGGACATTCCCTTCTGATCTAGCAGAGCAGATGCAATATTCATTTGCTAGATACTGCTACCGTAAGTCGAGAAAAGACTCCTCAAAAAACTGGAGCGATGTATTCAAAAGTTTTTGGGGAGTCTCTCTTGAAGAGTACATAGAGTACGCAATCAAACATAAACTGAAAGACAGTTACGAGGAACTTGAATGTCATTTTACAGAGAAGTAAGATTTTTCAAACGATCACAGGGTACAAGAACAGTGATCCTGCAAACCTATCCTGTCATCATAGATATCTTAGCCATATGTTGGGCCAAGAAATCAAACAGGAAACAGGAAGTCCTTTCTAAGGATATGGTAACAGCCAGTACCTTCAGCGAGGTTACAGTTTACGAGATAGGCCTTGCCGATAACAGCAAGTGGATCATTCCAATGTCTGAGGTTTCCAAGTTGGAGATAGAAGTAGACGAGGGGCCTGTCACGTTATGAATGAGTACCAAAAGTTTATACACAAGTCTAGGTACGCCAAGTATCTGGATGATCAGAAGAGAAGAGAGACTTGGGAGGAGACAGTAGAGAGATACGTAGACTTCTTCCAGAATAGAACGTCAATCAATCTTGGGCCTGTTCGTGATGCCATAGTTAACATGGATGTCATGCCTAGCATGAGGTGCATGATGACTGCGGGTAAGGCATTGGATAGAGATGCAGTCGCCGGATATAATTGCTCGTACCTTCCTATCGACAGCCCAAGGGCATTCGATGAATGTATGTATGTTCTCATGTGTGGCACAGGAGTAGGCTTTAGTGTGGAGCGAGGCTACATAAACATGCTACCGCATGTAGCAGATGAGTTCCACGAAAGTGATTCGGTTATCGTTGTAAGCGATAGCAAGATTGGGTGGGCAAAGGCCCTTAAGGAACTGGTCAGCCTGTTGTATGCGGGGCAGGTTCCCACATGGGATGTGTCCAAGATCAGACCTGCGGGTGCTAGGCTCAAGACATTCGGGGGCAGGGCATCAGGCCCAGAGCCACTGGAAAAACTGTTCCGTCACTTTGTCAGCGTGTTCAGAGGAGCATCAGGCAGGAGACTAAACTCCATAGAGTGTCACGATCTGGTGTGCTTTATCGGTGAGTCAGTGGTAGTCGGTGGTGTACGTAGATCAGCCACTATCTCGCTATCCAATCTGACTGATGATCGTATGCGTCATGCCAAGTCTGGTCAGTGGTGGACTGAGAATCCACAAAGGGCTTTGGCTAACAACAGCGTATGCTATACAGAGAAGCCTGACATGGGTGTATTCCTACGAGAGTGGACTGCTCTGTATGAAAGCCGTAGTGGAGAGCGTGGCATCTTCAATCGTGAAGCCGCAAAGAGAATGGTTCCAGAGCGTAGGGACAGTGAGCATGAGTTCGGTTGCAATCCCTGTTCGGAAATTCTGCTCAGGCCAAAAGAATTCTGCAATCTTTCAGAAGCAGTGTGCAGAGAGGGAGACACACTTGAGGACATCAGGAACAAGGTAGAGATAGCCACTATCATTGGCACTCTACAGTCCACGTTAACTGACTTTAGGTATCTGTCTCCCGCATGGAAGAGGAACACTGAGGAAGAGAGACTGCTTGGCGTTAGCCTGACAGGTATCATGGATTGCCCTGTTGTTATGAATGCCAGTGCAGATGAGTTGGAGTCTCTCAAGACTCACGCTATCAAAGTAAACAAACAGTGGGCAAAGAAACTAGGCATCCCAGAGAGTACCGCTATCACTTGTGTCAAGCCATCAGGCACGGTCAGTCAACTTGTGAACAGTGCATCAGGTATACACCCTCGTTACAATTCACACCTGATCAGGAGGGTTCGCAACGATAAGAAAGACCCGCTATCACAGGCGCTGATTGATTGCAATGTACCCTACCACACTGACCCGTACAACGCAGAGGCTTGGGTGTTTGAGTTCCCTCAGAAGTCTCCCAAGAAGTCACTGACTAGGCATGACCTGTCAGCCTTGGAGCATCTGGAGATATGGAAGAAGTTCTCTATGCACTGGTGCGAACACAAACCTTCAGTCACTATCTACGTTAAGGAGCATGAGTGGGTAGAGGTAGGCGCATGGGTGTGGCACAACTTTGATATTATATCTGGCGTGTCCTTCCTGCCTAGCGCAGACGAGGCACACTCGTATGAGTCTGCTCCGTATGAGGATTGCGACGAGGCAGAGTACAAGGCCAGAGCCAAGCAGATACCAAAGGAAATTGATTGGGACTTGATCCTTGAAGAGGAAGACGTTACCACTAGCAGTCAGGAATTTGCCTGTACAGGAGGGGCATGTGAACTGTGAAGATAAATTGGGGAAAGGAGGGGGGCTTCAACATGGGTGCTATAGAAGGCACTGACTACAGGTGCGAAAGGTTTTGGATTCCTAAAGGTGAGCAGAAAGAACATTGGTTCTTGCTGTCAAAGCCAACTGGTAAACACTACCTATGTACCAAGGGTCCTTACACCACACCACAAGAACGCGACACTGCAATAGTCGAGGAGGTTCGTAGGCGTGAAACCCAATAACCGTTGGACTCTGGAAGAGAGCGACATAACTGAGAGCCTGTGTACCAAGTGCGCTATATGTTGTGAGATTGAAATCAACCCTAGTTGGAAAGACCCAAGGAAGATGCAGTGGTTACATGCCATAGTAGAAAAGCATCCCCACATTGAAGCCACAGAAACTGGCATCAAGATTAGATGCTCTCACCTAGTAGACGATTACAAGTGTGGGATATACGAGGATCGTCCTCAAATGTGCAGTGACTTTAACTGTGTCGCATGGGCCAAGGTCAGTAACAACAGGGAGCAGTACAACAAGGTATTAAATATATTTAATTCAGAAAGGGTCAGAGATGCAAAAGCAAACTTATATGGTGGAAGATGGGGGAAGCACTAAATGAACTTGCTAATAATTCCTGATGCACATGCCAACCCAGACTATGACAATGAAAGGTTTACCCATCTGGGTAAGTTCATTGTGGCTCACAAGCCAGAGTACATAGTATGTCTGGGTGACTTTGCTGACATGCCATCACTATCTTCATACGACAAGGGAACCAAAGGCTTTGAAGGCAAACGCTATAAGAAAGATATAAATAGTTGTATTGAAGCCCAAGAGAAACTTATGGAACCGTTGAGGGCGTACAACGCCCAGAAGAAAAAGAACAAAGATAAGCAGTACAAACCTAAGATGCACATGTGCCTTGGCAACCATGAAGATCGTATCAGCAGGGCCACTAACTATGCCCCTGAGTTGGATGGGGCTATAGGTATTAAGGACTTGCAGTACGAGAAGAATGGATGGAAGGTTACACCATTCAAGTCAGTGCTAACTGTGGCAGGGATATCCTTCAGCCACTACTTTACCTCTGGCATATCTGGAAGGCCCATCAGTAGCGTCCACCTTGGCTTCACACTGGTTTCCAAACTACACTGTAGTGCGGTGCAGGGTCACACACATTTGTACAACCACGCTGAACAGACGAGGCCTGACGGCCAGAAAATATTCGGCCTTAGTGCCGGATGCTATAGTCACCCGCAATACTCTGAGAACTGGTGCAGAGACACTGAGCATCAGTGGTGGAGAGGGGTGATTATGTTAAACCAACTAGATGGTGAGGGTTACTACGACGAGATAGTTGCTGTTACTCAGAGGAAACTGTCGAGGGAATATCAGTAATGGACACCACGCAACCGATGGGGAAGGCAGTGACACCAAAGTAATTGTCCTCCACATCCTTGGTGTTGGCAATCTTCAGCACCTTTGAGTCTTTAACGATGAGGTATCCGATAGACCAAAAGGTTTGCGGCTCTATCTCATCTTCTTTTTCCCACCCTGCTGATGCGTAGATGTCTAACCATTCTACGCAGACCAATCTCATAGCGTCCTCTCTATACCAGATGTCTTCCTGTTAAACTCTGCCTTCTCCTCCCTTGCCTCGTC